TAAAGAATTGCTAACGCCAAGTACAGCTCTTAACTCTGCTGCTGAAACTAATACTGGCATTTTGCCTTTCTTTCTTTAAGGGTGTGGGTGGTACAGGGGCGAACCACCCACACGTTTAATTTATGCCGATTTAGGTGAAGTTAAACGCTTCAGCTGAATTTGCAATTTTAACCGCACAAGCACCATATCCGTAATAATTTACGTCAATTTGTCCTGTGTTGATTACGTTAGTGCGTAAGCTCAAACGTGGGCTTTCGTACCAAGTGTAACCTTCTGGGTTAATTACATACATAGATTTATCTGCTGCTACTGCGTCAATTGAGCGAGATACAAATAGATTTAATCCTGCAACGTTACCTCTTAGGCTTTGTGGTGAAACTGCACCACCAGCATTCATAGGATTTGAAGCGGTATAAATTGGGCGACCATTATCGTTGTAGCCCATAATGTTTGCCCATTGCTCAGGTGACACTAAAAGATTTTGAGCAAAACCTAATGAGTTTTTGTAAACGTTTGCTGAAGCAGATGAAACGAAGGCTAACAAACCAGCTGCTGTGTTAGCGGTAGCTGTTGCGTTTGCGTTAGCGTTGTTTTTTAATGTTTCTTTAACAAAATCATCTGTTGTCTTTGCGTACGCATATTCCATTTGTCGCACAAGTTCATCAAAAAATACTGGTGAGGATCTGTCCAAAAGCTCTACAGAAAATGTTTGTTGTCCACCAAATTTTTTAATATTTATAGAAACAAAAGATGAAGCTGTGTCTGTTTCTGACATAGCATTACCTTCACCGACTTCGGCTGCTGTAGGTGCAGTTGTGATTTTAGGAATTTCAAAAGTCATACCAGCATTTGGTAATGTTCCTTTAGAAATTGAATCAATACAACCGCGTTCTGCATTAGCAATTCCGTTAATGATTTCGGTTGATTGTGGTGTTGGAATAAAGGCTGCGTTGTTGCCAGTTGTGTCAGCTGCCATTACATATTGGCGGCTTTCTTCGTTTCCAAGTGCTGCACGTATGTTGTGTTCTAAATAAGAAGCCTTTGAATTAATTGGGCTTCTTGGCGCTGTGAAGATTGCCGGACGCATGTTGCGTTCTTGGGCTTCAACAGCAGGGGCTACAACTTGCGCTGTAACTTCCTCTACTACTTCGGGGGTAACTTCGTTTGTCACGATAGTTTCCTCACTTTCTGTTGGTTGTGAAATGTCTGCGGTTGCAGCCACTTCGGTTATTTGTGCGTTTTCGCCAAACGCCGGAAATGTAACGTGAGATACTTCTTTTAAAGTAGCTAAATTAACAATTACTTGTTCACCTTTAGTGATGTAATCATCTATCATAGCGCCTACACTAAATCCGGTTCTTAAACCTTCTTGTGCTTCGGCTAATGCGTCGTCTCCTGAGTTTGTTCTTGCGATTTTAAACGTACCAATTATTTTTTCATCATCTTCTTTATAGCTTGCTAGTTTTCCAATAGGTCTGGTCATATCATGTTCGATAAAAAGTTTGATACCTTCACCGATTTTTAATGAGCCTTGTCTAAAAACAACGTCGCCCATATTTGTGTGACCGACTTCATTGAAAGGGACAATAACTCCAGTTAATTCTCTTTTTAAAGAATTGGCTGCAATAATGTCCGTTGAGAACGTAATAAAATTATTCATTTATTAAGTCTTCCCTTTCTCTTGCCTCACTAATTGTCATTACTCCTAGTGGGATAAGTTTTTGGTAGATCTCAGCGCGTTCAATGGCTGAAGGACTATAAAATTCTTCTAAATCAAATTTTACTATAGATCCGCGTGGTGTAATATCGTTGTCGCTTAATCTTTGTGTAATACATGTCATTAAAGGTTTTAAAGAAAAATCTATTAGGCTTCTTCTTTCAGCTGTGACGTTAGAATATGTCATGCTTCCTGCGGCGTTACCCCCTACATAATATTCTGGAAGATTGCAGGCACGCGCAATTTCTGAGGCCATATATTGACGAGCTGAATTTAGCGTTAATTGTTCTGGGCTAAAACCTATGCTTTCAAAATCTATGGTGTCGTTTACAAAAGCTGTGCCGCGTGTTTGTCTGGCTTCTTTCCATGAATTAAGTAGGGCTGTAACTCTTTCAGCAGGCATTGGCAAGTTAGATTTTAATACCACGTTAGGGGTTGGTTCATCTGCGAATCTTTTAACTGCTTTTTCTAATGCAAGTGCTGTAAGTATTGTTGTTCCTGCTCTTACAAGTAGTCCTTCATCAAATCCGGTAAACGGAATAAGTGAACCTAAACCTGTGTCAGGTATTCTGTTGCCGTCTACGCTGTAATAACGTACATTGTGTCCAAGTGCGTCAAGTGTTCTTGTAACACGACTTACAGAAATCCACTCTGCACTTAAAGGTCTTCCGTCTGAACCTAGTTCAAGTATTCGCATATAACCTTGACCTGTAAACAAAATATCTTCGGCTAAAAATGTATATACAGATTGTCCAGTCATACGTGGGTCAGGTTGTCTAATAAAAGGTGGTGTTGGAACTTTAGAATTATTTGACTCGCGTCTAACTTCTAAAGGTAATGATCCGATTGTGTTACAAATAATTCCTCTAGCCCTAGCTAATGAGGGCACTTGCATAGCTTGTGCTCTGGTAACTGAAGATAAACCAAAATAATCAAAAGGCTGTGCGTATTGTTGATAATTGTATGGGGCTACTGCTGCGTCTACTTTATTGACGTTGTTTTGTGGCTTTACACCTAGAAGATTTTGTAGGAAGCCCATAACTTCTAATTCTTTACTAAATCGTTATAATAGTCAAGTTGTTATGCCACTACTATGTCTTGGTTTTGTGACCTTGATCCGTACTGTTCTGCTTTACCTATTGCAAGTATCATTGAAATAGCAGCTGTTGAAGGTTTGCGTCTCATCACATACCAAGCACCTGTTTCATTACTTTTTTTTATGCAACTATTAACACTTGCAGATAATTCTGGTTGATTACTATGGGCAAGGCGTCCACCTGACATAGCACTAAGCACTTGATCACAATTAACGTAATAATCTGAGCCTTTAATTACGTTTGCGTTTATGCCAGCTTGTTTAAGTTTAGCTACTACTGAATCACCTGTAAATCTGTTAGCAATTACTTCTTCAGCGTTGTAATGCTTTGCCCACTCTGCTATGCGACCTGCAATATATAAATCATCTATTGGGTTGTCTTGGTCTTGGTATTCCATTAGCCCAACAGCTATTGTTTTGTCTTCTAGTATTTGTGTTCCTGTTAAAGCCCAAGAGTTTCTTTCAGGACTTATCTCTACACCTAGCCAAGTTGGTCTGTCGGGGGTAAGTATTAGGTTTGGTTGCATACAAGAATTCCAAGACCCGATTTCCCACGCTGAATTCATTGTTTCAACCCACCTGCATAATACCTCTGTCATAAATATTTCTGGCGGGTCACTTAATCTGGCTTTAATTGCGTCTACTGTAATTGTTCTGCCTAATGCTGGGTTTGCTTCTTTCCAACCTTCTATGTCGTTTAGTTTTCTTTCAGAACTAGCTGACCATTCCATAAAACATAATGGATCATCTAGGTTTTTTTCTATTTTGTCTAAAGCTCTTTGTCGCATGGCATTAAGCACTATTGAGGAATGGTCTCCTGCATTACTGATTGAAATGAATTGCGAATTAGGGCGGGCGTTAGTCGTCATTACAAGTGCTGAGTAAGCGTCGTAAGTTTTTTGTTGTCGTAATTCGTCTAGTACTACAAGGTCGCAAGATAAACCACGTGCGCCACCGCTGTTTGATGATACGATTTTGTAACGCATGCCATTTTTTAGCATAACCTCTTCGCGTCCATTTGCCCTTGTAACATGTCTTACCTTTTTGCGTAACCAGTCATAGTTTTCTATAACCTCAACAACTTTTCTAAAAGTTTCTAACGATAAATCTCTGGACTGGCTAGAGGCTATCTGTAATTCTTCGTCCCACAAATAAAGACCTGCAAGGATACGCATACGAAGCAGATGTGTTTTACCATTTTGTCTAGCTGCAATAGCCAACACATTTTTGTAAGCCCAACTGCCGTCTTCTTTAATCTTTGAGGCTTCGTCAATTAGATATTGTTGCCATTCCATAAGAGGCATATCAATTTGGCGCGCAAACTCAGCGACCTCATTACCTCTAGTTGGGAGAGCTAGTGGTGTGGTCTGAATTCTCGGGGTTGAGTTTCCTAAGATCGTCAAGAGTATCTTCACCCACTTCTAATTGTGGTTTTTCTTTACGCCCAAACAAACTCAGCCCATATTTATCTAAACCAGATTGTAGTTGTGCTAAGTATTTGATTTCTTCCATAGGTTTAAGTAAACCTGAGTCCAGAACACCTGCAATACAAAACAAAACTGCTACACCTGCAAGATCCAAATCTGTAATAAACCCTTGACGCTGTCTTAAAAGTATTATCAGAAACGTTTGCAGGACAAGCTGACGCAGCCGCTAATACGTTTGCGGGTCGCATGGCTCGTATAAGCGTGGCTGTTGATGAGGCTAAAGAACAAATAGGGTTTGCT